CCCTCTGCATTTTGGATAGAGCAGCTCCAAATCCATCAAGTTCACCAAGACCTCCATCAAATATTTTACCAAGTAACTTATTAGGATCAAAACTATCAATCCTCCCCTCTACCTTTTGTTCGAGACTTGGAACTATATTGTTTGTTATATTTTTTACTATCTTACTGATCTTCGATTTTGGACTTACCTTCGTATCCTTTGTTAACGGTTTTACCTTTTCATCTACACCACCTAATATATTCTTACCTCTTATCTGAGATAAACCTTTTTTTGCCTTGAGTTTTACAGTCCCACGCTTCCCAAAATTTCTTTTGAGTAACGTATTGCCTTTCTTGACAATACTCTTACCTGTTTTAAGAGTCTTTTTGCCAAGATTTGTTAGTCCTGATAACTTTCCCTTTTTAGCCATTGTTTGCTTGTGCTTCTCTAGCTCTTTGTTTTAGTTGTTCTTCTTCAATATGTAATTTAAGTAAACCAACATACACATCTCTCTCCCAAGGTGGCATATTCTCAATTTCTGTCAGAGAATATTTATGATACTGCATCAGAGCAAAATTGATTCGGAAGTATGTCTCAAGATCTATATGAGACATACTTAGGCGAAAAAATCCGATAGCCCCTCTAATTCTATAGTATTTTCTTTCTTGGTTTTAGGATTTGTAACCTTGAGAGTATGTTTTAATTTAGGCATAGTTTCAAAAAATTTCTCAATCTTTTGAAAATGTTCAGATGTCAAAGATTCGACCCATTCTTTTAATTCTTTTTTAGTACATTCAGATGCTGCAAACATCTCTTCATCATTATATACCATGTCGATAGAGGATGCTACAATCTCAAATGATTTTTCAACGGCATCATCATCTTTCTGATTAAAGTTTGTTTCAATGAATTGATTTAATGAAGGATACTTCATTTTAACAGTGTATCCATCTGCTAATTCAACGTCTTGAGAATGATCATCAGACTTCACTACTTTTATATCATCAATAGCAACAGTTACAGGCACTTCTGTAACACCATCATCACCGCATGTAACAACAAGATCAATCGTTTCACCAACAGATTTGGCACGAATATTCAAGAACAGATATTCTATATCAAAACTTGGTAAAGTATCAATCTTGATACCTTTTGTCTTAACACATTCTTTTAGAACCTGCTTAACAGCATTGGTGATTTGTTTTTGGTCTTCTGATTCAAGCGAAAGTATAAGTATTTTCTCTTCTCTAACTAGGAAAGGTCTGTATTTTACAGTTTTTCCAGTAGAAGGCAATGTCAATTCATACTCAGCCGTAGTAATTTTTGGTAAAGGCATAATAAGTAATTATTCGTTATTATTTAGAGGGGTTTTTTAAGGGTAATTCTGACCCCTACTTAGGACTTGAGGAGTTATTCCCAATGGTACAAAATCTGCATACTCGCCTGGAGTTTTATAAGATCTTCCTCCATTACCTTTTACTATGAAATATCTGTCATAAGAGAAATCAATAGTAACCTTTAGAACTTGTGCAGCACCAAAACTTAATTGTATGTCCTGTATTGACACTGGAAATGCATTTACAAAATTATAACTCATTACGGATGGTATGTAACTAGAGTCATAAATTGGTTTTCCCTCTTCCTCTATATCCATATCAGTAGTCCACTCTTTTAATCCACTATCAACCCCACCTGTAAAACCTTTATTAACATCTCTTTCAAATTTTGTTATTTGAATATCTCTTTTATATTGATGAGGATACCTAAATCTATGAAATGCATTATGATCAGTTGCATTTGGATACCCCTGCGCCTGTCCATTTGGAAAAGTCTGTCCTATTTGTCCGATATAAAGTGGATTCATAAAATTTATCCACTCTTGAAAGAATCTAAGACTTGTATAATCATGTGTTACATAAAATGAAACAGAAATATCTGTATACTGTCTTTGTGAAGCAAATCTTTCTCTTACACCTTGTCTACTACCAACTTCTTGTACTACTTGCATGTTGGTGCCTGGCAAGTTTGCTTCACTTGCTAGTAGTTCCATCCTTCTTCCTTTATAACAATTATCAAAACATCCACATTCTGTCAACCATTGTTCTAAATTTAAACACGCTTTAAGTTCTTTCTCTTGATTATCTTCTCTAAACTTGTCTAGGTTAACATTAGCTTTACTTTCTCCATTTTCATCAGGAAATTGTTTTATAACCGTTGCATTTTGTGGAGCAATTTCCATAGAGAACTTAAAGTAGTTCGATAGGGAAGGTGCTCCCAAAGCCTTTTCAAAATTGAAAAGTTGTTCGGGATCATTTACATTGACAGTTTGAAAGTCAGTAGCCGCAGTTAACGGCCCTACCTTCTGAAAATAACTTTTTAATCTATTGATACTAACAGCCATCTAAATAAACATATGACTTACCATACTATGTATACGAGTTTTTATGGCTTATAAGGGCAAATTCAAACCAAAACATATAAAAAAGTATAAAGGTGATCCCACTCAGATCATTTATCGTTCTCTTTGGGAGAGAAAGTTCATGGAATATTGTGATCTGACAGAGAATATAAGTCAATGGCAATCAGAGGAGTTTTGGATACCATATAAAAATCCTTTAGATAAAAAGATACACAGATACTTTCCAGACTTCTTCATTAAGTATCAAGATTCAAATGGAAAGAAAAGATCTGTTGTGATAGAAGTGAAACCCAAGAAACAATGTAAAGCTCCACCAAAAAACCCAAAGAAAAGAACTAAGGCATGGGCACATGCTGTTCAGACATGGGTTATAAATGAAGCAAAGTGGAAGGCAGCAGAACAATACTGTGCTGACAGAAAATATGAATTTAAGATCATGACCGAAGACGATTTAGGTATATCCCATGATCGCAGAAGATATTAGAGAACAGGCTGGCACTGGTAGAAGAACTAGTGCATGGTATGCCAATGCATTGATAAATGCTCTTTCTGAAGTGCAAGATATGGATGCGGATACAATAGACACTGGTGGTATTACTCTGGGATCTCTATTTTTCTTTGATTATAAAGTAAAACATCCAGAAAAATATCCATTTTGGGATATCCAACCATTAGCAGTGGCATTAAGATTTGATGGTGACGGATTCTTAGGATGTAATTTACACTACATTAATCCAGATTATCGTGATGCAGTTGCAGAAAGCTTACTAAATAGCGGTGGCGGGTCTGTAGTACCCAAGAATAGCATACACAAGTACCTGTTTTCTGGAATAGGTAGCCTATATAAAGTTCCTGATGATGAAGATTGGGGTAGTATTGCTTTACTCCCTACAGAAAGATTTATTAACCAATCAGGTAGATCATACCCTAAGAACAGAGCATTTAACTGGAGAAAATAACAATGAGTTTCTATACTGGCGGTTCAGCACTGTTTCCATCTCAAATACCAAATGAGTACAGAAACGATATAAAAACTGGAATTACTGCCACACCTATTACCGATAGTGGAGTTGGTGATGAGATAAATCCGATTGAATATGAAATAATACAAAGAGTAGATAAAAATTTAGATATACAAAATTTTCGTTTGTTCTATGATGCAGAGAATGGTTCAGCACAAGTTCTACCTGTAGATAGAAACGGCGAAATCATTCCAGAGGGAAAACCAATATATGCTAATGGTGTTTGGGATATAAATCAAATGAAATCTTTGGAAGGTCAGGGTTATGTTGAACCCTTTCTAAATGCAGAAGAAAGAGCAAGAATTGATGCTAGTATTAAAGAGGGCATAAGGAATAATATTAAAGCTACAAATAATGCAAATAATCCAACTCCAGAATGGTTAAAGAAAAACTCTTTAGATTTTGAGATAACTGAGGGAAGAGTTGATTATGCAATAAGTTTTGAAGAGGCTTCATTCTATAGTAATGGTGAGAAATATTCACATGCAAAGAGTAATAATGGGATATTCAATATAGATAACGCTAAGAAAAATGCATTATCATCTTATAATCCAGCTAGATTTGCTGAAAACAAAGATGTAGCAAGAGACTTTGGTATCTTTAATAGATTCTTCAATCCTGATTTTGGAACATATCATAATATAAGTGACTACGATGATGATAATGATGTAATGTTCAGAAGGATTGTAAAATATCCTATGGACATGGCAAACAATATGGATCATATGTTTATCCAATGTTATGGATACAATCCACCATATGCAGATGCTTTACACCATGAAAATAGAAGAAATACTCAAGGAAAAGATGCAAAGAATAATATTGGATTTGGATTACAAAGATCATCACCATTTAGAAAGAAACTAGGTGCTGGTATAAAACTACCCATGCCTAATAACATGATGGATCCTAACCCAAGAATGTGGGATGATGGCGATATGAACGCTGGAGCAGCAACAGCACTTCAACAAACATCTACAAACCCATTGAGAGCAACTTTTACTTTAGATGGTTTCTTTCTTGGTGGCACTAGAAGAAGGGCTGGACAATCAATAGAGAGGGCGCAGAGAGAAACAGGTAGAGCGGATATGATGGCAAATATGGTTAGTCAGTTATCTGCTAACATGGGATATGATATTCCTCCAGAAACAGTTCTTTCTA